ATGGGATGGATTCCGTCAAAAAAAGACCCTGACCGGTTTCTGTTTCTACGGTCCGGGAATTATTATTATCGCCGGCGCGTTCCCGGCAATATTGCTCACCTCGACGAACGTTCTCCCACCATCCGCACAAGCCTGAAGACGGATGATCTCGCCTTGGCGCGCTCCAAGCGGGATCTGATGGAAGAGGCCGATAATATCCTCTGGGCGTCGATGGTCCTCAATGAGCCGCGAGATCCGGCACGCGCTCGCTATGAGGCGGCCATGCGCCGCGTCGAGGCCCTCGGGCTCACCTACCGCTCCTCTCATGCCATGGCGTCGCATTCGTCGCTCGAAGAGATCGTCTCGCGCCTGGAGACAGTCGCCAGTCAGCGCCTGCCGCAGGAACTGGCGCAGGGCGTGGCCGGCATGATCCCGGTGCCGGCCGTTACTGTGGGCAAGGCGTTCGAAATTTACTGCGATGAGATCGTCCCGGACGAGCTGGTGAACAAGAGTGCCGTTCAAAAGGCGCAATGGAAAAAGGTGAAGCTCCGAGCTGTCAATAATTTCATCGCGCTGGTGACCGACAAGGCGATGTCGGACATCACACGCGACGACGCCATGAAGCTCTATCGCCACTGGCTGGAGCGCATCGCGCCGAAGGAAGGAAAACCCACGCATTCGGCTTCGTCAGGCAACCGCGACATCGGCAATATGCGCGTCCTATACGATTCGTATTTCGGTTACATCGGCGAGGAAAACCGGCAGAATCCTTTTGCCCGCCTGAATTTCTCGACGAAGAAAAAGCGATCGCGGCCGCCATTCCCGCGCGACTGGCTGACCGGTACCATCATGAAGCCCGGAAATCTCGCCACGCTCAACGAAGAGGCGAGGGGTATTGCCCTGGCGCTGATCGAGACAGGCGCGCGGCCGAGCGAGTTGGCGAACCTATCACCATCAGCAATCCGCCTGTCACATAAGGTGCCGCACATCGCGATCGAGCCGCGCGACGATCCCGATGATCCGCGTGAGATCAAGACATCGTCCTCGGAGCGTCTGGTTCCGCTCGTTGGCGTGGCCCTTGCTGTATTCCGAAGGCATAAGGACGGATTCCCGAGGTACCGAAATCGCGAGAACGATCTGTCCGCCACACTGAATAAGTATTTCAAAGAAAATGGGCTGTTTCCGACGCCGCAGCATAAAATCTATTCATTCCGGCACTCCTTCGAGGACCGTATGAAAGAAGCCAATCTGGATGACGAACTGCGCCGGCTGCTCATGGGGCATACGATCGAGCGCCCGCGCTATGGTATGGGTGGTTCGCTCGAATGGCGGCAAAAGGAACTGAAAAAGATTGCGTTGCCGTTCAGTCCGACAATCGTATAACTTATAAGGATGGGTGTTGAATATCTCACTCCCTTTCCCGCAGTGCGGCGCGGCCTGCGCCGGTGATGCTCCAAGAGCGTCGCAGGATCGTTGTTTCACCAGTCGCCGGACGCCAAATCGCTCCGACAAGGCCGCGATTCTCAAGGCTGGCAATGGTCTGCGGTGATATGCCCAAATCACGCCAGAATTTACCGGATTTGCGAGGGGCCGTCTCTATTTGAGCGAGAGCATGCTTTTGTAGGTCTGTCAGCTTCATTCGCTCTGCTCCCCAAGTGGTGACGCTGCGAGCATCGTTTTCCACGTAGCTCGGCTATTCCCGTAGATACTGTTACCCGGCCTGCGGGCATTTTTACTGGCCTCAATCATCGCGTCGCTTGGCTCCGCTATCTCGGCGCGGATGGTGTCGATGGCGGCTTTGGCGTGAAGCTCGTAGCCCTGCCAATCTCTTGAAACCCGCTGTTGTTCGATGGCTTCGGGATCACCCATGCTGCCAACGCGCCGGCTAATCGCCTTGGCCACCTTCTCGATCAGGTCAGTTGTCATGGTGGGCCTCCGCACTCAAATCATAGAATTTTTCGTCGCTCCAGCATCTGGTAAGCGCCCGACGAAACTCATCTCGAATTTTCTTGCGCGTTGCCGCAATCGTTCGATCCGACTGCATTTCCCGTTCTTTCATCTGCTCGCGGATAAACCGCATGGCGTGTCGCGTCTGGTTCATGACCGTTCCGCCTCCTTCGCGCGCACGATGGCGAGGACAAGGGCGATGGCGGGCAACTTGTGATAGCCGTATTGTTCCATATCGGCGGGATATGGTTGGATACCGGGCCAGACATTTCCCTGAAATTCCATAGCGTCTTGACCGTCATCGCCCTGAGTGATGCCCCAATGCCACCCCAGCAGCACCCTTTGCGCCAGCGTCACGGCGGCGTCGAGGGAGGTAGTGTATGGCTTGGGCGTCCGGATAATGTTGCCTTTGGTCCAGCCTTCGCCGGGTGCTTCGCCGAAATACTCGGCGATCATCGAGTCCAGTTCCTGGCTCCCGGCCTCGGCTTGTCCTAGGGCGTGGATAAGGTCGTTCACCATAAATCCTCCAAATAGAGTTCCGGGCGACCGGCAGTGTTGCGAAGCAATTGACCGGCGCGATATGCAATCTGGTAGGCTTCGACGCGATTGACGAAACGCCCTGTCGAGGTCAGGAAGCCTTGTTTTTCAGGATGCACGAGCGCATTTTCAAAGCCCATGACGAAGATCATGGATTTCAGAATGGTGTCATGCCGTGCAGGCGGCGGAAGGCTGATCGTTGCGCCGTGATAGACGGCAGCGGCGACAATGCGTTCGTTCTCGACCATCACCGCCCCTCCTTACCGGCGAGGGCTTGGCGGGCTGCTAGAAAAGCGGACGGACCGAACCAGTCTTTGATACGGTCATTCTGGCAAGCCGCTTCTGTCCATCCGTTTTCATCAGCCCATGGCTCGCCTGCAATTTCCGCAAAAGGCTCAAGCGCCTTCTTCGCCGCCGCAAGTTGGGCTTCGAGGGTTTCGACGCGCTTCCGATAATTGTCGCGATCATCAATTACTTGATGCAATAACTCATCGTGAGCATCAAACTGCGCCTCCAACTTCCTAATCCGTGCATCCTTCGCCGCCAATAGTTCATTAGCCCGATCTCTCCGGCAGCAAGGTATTTGAAGCGGATCGCCATGGTCGAAATCTTGGCGCGAAATCATCTCGCCGGTGGCGAGGTTGATCCCGCCCACCGTCACAAGCCCGTCGCCGGCGTTGTCTCTCACGGATGAGGATTTTTGATTGTCAACGGGGCTTGTGTTGCATGGGCTATGGTCAATCGGCGGCATGCTGGCCTCCTTCTGTCGGGCGGGTGGCGTCTCGGAAGCGGACAAGGGGCGTATTGTAGCCGAGCATAAGCGGGTGAGCGGGATCGCCGCTGGCAGTCGTGCCGAATGCCATAACCGGCTTGTTAAACCGGTACAGGAAAGCAAGTACACCGGGGATATGCCTGCGCAAATGCGGCGGTAGCTTATTCCGGCTCCCCCAACACGGCACCAAAACATCGGCTTCCGCACATATGATCCCCATATGGTCCTGATTATCCGGGCCGACAGGATTACCGACATATGCCAGTTCCTTTACGTCCGTCGCTCGATAGGCAAAGACGTTACCAACGATAAAGCGCGATCCGCCCCATGCCGTGACGAAGCCGCGCCACTTTCGTACGGTCGCATCGTCCTTCACGTCGTCGGCGGTTGACGGGTTGATGCCGAAAAAGGCGTACACCGGACCGCTGGCCATGGACACATGCCTGTCGAGTCGGTAGCGATAGCGCCCGCAAGATGACAGCACCGCGCTCATTTCGCCACCTCAGACGATGCCCGCACCTGCGGGGCAGGAGGGAGGGGACGCCAGTGGGTGGGTTGGAATTCGTAGTCGCCGCAATCTATTTCGTCTGTGAGCCATGCTTGAACAGATGGGTGCACATACCAGTGGGCTTTAACGACTATGTTGCCCTTTTCAGTACTGCATGGCCAAGCTAAAAACTCGCTTCCATCCTTCGGTGCGCTCTCAATCGTCCGCCATTCCTCCCGCGCCGGGGATGACAGGGCGACAATCGTATCCTCAAGGTTCTTCCGAGCAGCGCGGTATTCTTCGCTCGCGTAGGCTATGACCGCGCTGTCGTATCCTTCATTTTCTTGCCAGCCCCATACTTTTGCGGCTTCGTCAAAGCGATCGATTGCCTGCACAGCTGCTTCTGGGATGGTCATAGCTGGACCTCCGGCTCGATATATTCGGCGTTTCTGGTTCTGGTGAAAGCCCAAGGCACAAAGCGAAGGCCATGCGCTTCCTGCCATTCATCGCAGGCTTTACGAAGGCGAGCTGTCAGATCGGCGCATTGATCGCCCGTTACATCGAACAGAGATTCACTGCTTTCGGGGTCACATAGATCATAGGCGCGCTCCTCAGCCTCTTCGAGAATGTTATCAGCCCCGATGTAATCGGCCAGACGAATATCATCCTTTACGGCCTCAACAAGGTGGAAGCCTTCATACCCATACCCCTGAGCTTCTTCGATTGCTTCCTCTCGGGTATCGCACGGGCCGATGGTGAATACTTCGTCGTCTGGGCCTGCGTACCATTTCCAGTTCTTGTCGCTCATACTCGTGATCCTTCTGCGGGCCGGAACGTGGGGCTCGGCTCGCGCTCGATATTGTCGATGTTTTGGAAAATCGGATTGAAGGTGTAGGCGCCAACCCAAGGGTTGGTCTGCCAAGCGTCAGGGCCGTTGATATGGTTCCACAAGGTCCGGTAGCTATCGACTGCCGACATGCAGCATTGAGTAGAAGGCATGAGGTAATCTCGCCATCCGTCTGTATCGCACTCGATCCCTTCCACTATCGCGTCGGCTTCGCTGATATCCTGCAACCGCTCAACGTGAACGTCCGTCACTTCGAGGGTAATACGGCTGGCCCATCGTGGCATGAACATGCCGTGACGATAACGGCCAAGCTTGACTATTGCAGGATAGCCCCAAGTCTGATGACGCCCATCAGCCTCATAGCGAACCGGCTCTTCACCGCCCATCGTTGATGGTGGTAGGTCGTCATAAAGAGCCTCGCTCCTCCAAGCCTCGCGCACCCAAAGGCGGTCGCCGTGCTGGATGTGGACCCAATACTTGGCACTTTCTGGAAAGCCTTCGTCAACATGCGTTCCCATCGAACCGACGAAGCCGCCGTTCTGGCCTTCCCATCGCCATGCACCATTTCCTTCAACAATCGGCTGCGGCTTGATGACACGACGCGTTTGAGTCTTCCGACCTTCGAGAATCGCGCGCACCATGGGCGCGGAGAAAAGAATCGGTCTGTCCGTCATGGCTGATTTCTTTCTGGTTAAGTGGCGGGCTGCTCTCGGGTCCGGATACGATTGATCGCCTTGGCGACTACGTCTTCGGCGTCGCGAAGCTTTTCGAGTTCGCCCTCCAGGCGCGTCCACAGCGGGACGCCAAGCAAAGCCTCATCCTTGCGGGCCTTCGCCATAATGCCCGCAAGGATGTCGAGCGCATTTTCCACGCGCTCGGCAGTCATCGGCTTTTTCTTGGGATGGCGGCTCATCACTCGGTCTCGACGGGCTGCCCGTTCTGGAGGATGTAGAACGTGTCGGGCTTGATCCCGTCACGACCGACGATGCCAGACCATACTGCAACAATCTCCATGTCGTCGCCGCGCTCGGCCAGGAAGAGCGCGCAACCATTTTTTCCTCGGACCTTGCCCTGATAGCCGGTTGCGGTGGCAGCGCTCCGCGGACCCGATGCGGTGGCAGCGCTCCACGGACCCGTTGCGGTGGCAGCGCTCTGCGGACCCGTTGCGGTGGCAGCGCTCCTCCATCCCGATGCGGTGGCAGCGCTCCACGGACCCGTTGCGGTGGCAGCGCTCTGCGGACCCGTTGCGGTGGCAGCGCTCCAGTCGCCCGTTGCGGTGGCAGCGCTCTGCGGACCCGATGCGGTGGCAGCGCTCCAGTCGCCCGTTGCGGTGGCAGCGCTCCGCGGACCAGTTGCGGTGGCAGCGCTCCTCCATCCCGATGCGGTGGCAGCGCTCCGCGGACCAGTTGCGGTGGCAGCGCTCCGCGGACCCGTTGCGGTGGCAGCGCTCCAATCGCCCGTTACGAAGGCTACGCTCTTCGTCCCGCTGACCTCGACCATTTCGCGTTCGCCGGTCGCTTGGTTGCCGTCCTTCCGGGTCGCAAGGTTTTTGATGAAGCGCACAGCGGCCACCGCGATCTCCGGAATATGGAGCTCGACCTTCACGGTGATCTCTGCGGCGGCGATCTTGGTGTCGTCGCCTTTCTTGTCCGTCTCGCCGGAAAGAATGACCTCGGCATAGCGGCTCGATGCTGGCGGGTAGTATCCGAAGACATCGAGCGGATAGGAGCAGGCATGAAAACCGCTGTCGCAGGCCTCGACGGGTCCGTCATGCTTGAACGATTTCCCTATTTCGAACTGGAATTCACGGCACTGCAAACGGGCGTCGAAGCCCTTGAAAGCGACGATGTCGGTCATTGGATCGTTTCCTGAGATGAAAAGATGGTTTCGGCGCGAGCGAACGCGTCCGGCATTTCCTTGACGATCGCGTCACAGATTTCGCCGCGGCGATCTTCACGCGTGATCGCGAGGATGCACCCGGCCGTCGCCGTCAAAAGGCCGGAGACGATGGCGACTGTCGCTGCCTGCGGCGGCAATCCAAGCGCCATCGCCTGATTGTGGATGCGCTGGAAGGCGGTCGCCATTGCCTTGCGCATCCGGTCGGCGGTCAGATCGAACGGATCGTTCGGATCGAAGGGCGCGCGGTCGCCCGTCATACCAGCCCCGCAATCTGCGCGCCGAGAATGGCGGCGGCAGCCACGCTCGCGATGAGCGTGGAAAGGACCACGAGGAAATTCAGGTATCCTTCGTCGGATTTGCGGGCCTCGGGCAGGCTGAAACCCGCGTCGGTCTTGAGGTGGATATCATCCTGCATGGCTATGCCACCCTCCGAACGGAACGGCGGCGGGCAAGGGCCGCGGCACGCTCGCCCAGACGGCGGACCACGTCGCGCGGATAGCCGCGGCTCTCCAGCGTCTCGGGCGTGACATTCTCGCCGGCGAAAGCCATTTCGCGCATCGTGTCAGCAAGCCTGTCAACGAGGCTGGACTTGCAGGAATGGGGAGGAATGGGCCGCTTGGCGGCTTGAAACTGGATCATATCGGTTCTCCGCTCGTTTATGGAGAACCGGCTGCGCGGCCTACTCGATACTCAAATCCGCACAGCCGGTTTCCATGGGGGCGGATAACCAATAATTCGGGATATATCCCGTGTCAATTAAAAATATGGGATATATCCCGCATATAATTAACCAAGCATCACGCAAAGAAACGGCGCAACGCGGGTTTTATCCCGCGCTGATTCGCGCATATTCATTGCAGGAAAGGGATTACAGTAACAGCCGCAGCAACGGCACGGGCGCATGTAGGATGTTACATGTCCAATATAGAGCGGCGGACGCGACCGAATATTTGAGGCGTATTCCCTAATGCAGGAAAGAGAGGTTCATGCTTGGGGTTCGTCGATACCGGCTCGAATCTGTTGGGGTTTGGGCGGTAGCGTTTGTAGGTTGCCCGTCCTTCGTCATCAAAAATGATAAAACACCCGTTCTGAACGAGTCTTTTATCGCGCCGATTAACAACGATGAGTGAGTCCGGCGGGGATATACGGTCCATAGAATCTCCTTCGACCCGAAATGCAAACCAGTCACCATCGGGAAGATCGGAAAAACGTATGGTAGGGAAATGCTCCAAAGATTCGATGCCATCAGAATCAAGGAAGGCACCAGCACTAACCATCGATATGATCGGAACGGAAATCGCTTCTTTGTCCTCTGAGCCGAATGCGAGCCACTCAGGGGTAGTATGCAAGACTGAAGCAACTTTGATTAGAGAATCAAGGCGCGGTAAACCTTTGGCCCGTAGCCAGTCGCGCACCAGATCGGGCCCATGGCCGGAGGCGAGACCGACAGCGCGCACCGATAGATTTAGTTCTTTGACACGTTCATCTACGCGCCGAACTATTTGATTTTTAAGGTCGTCACTCATAACGGGATTATTCCCGTATCCACAAGGACGCGCCAGCGGGACATAACCCGTTGACAGACGCGGGACATATCCCGTATATCGGCCATATGAACAGTGTTGATGCATTCCTCGCCCTCATTGATATCTATCGCACATCCACCGGATTGGCGGAGGCCACGGTTTCGTCACGGCTGTTCAATGACGGAAAGCGAATCGCCAGTATTCGCGACGGTTCGGATATTGGCGTTCGTCGGCTATCAACGGCGATGAATTGGATCTCCGATAATTGGCCGCCTGATGCGAATTGGCCCGATCACATTCAGCGGCCCCATTCGCCCGAACCATCCCCCTCGGATGAGGCTAGAGCGCTGTCGCTGTCACAATTCGGCGCTCCAGCTTCCAATCACATGGAGGAAAGCAGGTGAGCAGTATCGTTATCTATCTGCCTCGTGACTCTCGCGATCATGCTGATTTTCCGAACGACTTCGATGCGATTGGCCGCCTCATCTTTGTATGCCGCTTCGTAGCGTACATTCTCGCTTTCTTTATCGGATACGATCTCCTCTGTCGCCGTCATGATCGCGGTTTCGTCTTCTTCGGACATATGGGACAACATTTGCGCAATAAGTTGCAGAGCTACGTCGACGCTGGCATTCAAGCGCGCGACGACTTCAAGTCCGTCTTCCGCCATGGTGATAATTCTCCTGTTTGTTGGCACAACCATGAGGACATGATCCATGGCGATTGGCAAGCGCGGCCGAACCTTCAGTTTGGTCGCGCTTATATTTCTATTGATTGTAGTGAATCACCCGAAACCTCCTCTTCGGGTGAGGCTGGAACGCTTTCGCCGCCACAATCCGGCGCTCCAGCCATCTGTCAGGGTGGAGAAGTGGCATCTCGCTTGGTTCATACCCAAGAGATCGCGGGTTCGAGTCCCGCCCCTGCAACCAGTTTCGATTCGCCCGATCTCCTCCCTACGGGCGACAATGCCGGGGCGCGGCCTACGGGCATTCGCCGCGCTCCGGCAACCGAATACCAAGCGAAAGCGTGTGATGAAACCCACAGTGGTGAAGGTTCCGAAGCTGTGGCGGAGCGCGTTAGTAGGCTCGCATCCGGGCGTACGGATGCTGCAACGTCTGAGAGAATGGACGTGACAGCCGGAGAGACGGCACCATGATTTCATTCGCGACCCGGTGCGCTTGCCGCCTGAATTCAGTCCCTGCATTGCTGCCTCCGTAGCCGTTGATGCCCAGTCTGTAACGGCTGGGCCGAACCGTTTCACCGAATCCTTTGATCGATTCTTTTCCTTGACGCTTTTCAGGGGTGCTTTCGTGCGCACAATTTCAGAGCCGGAACGGCGAACGCTCAAGGCCGCGACAAGCGGGGCTTATCAGCTTGCGGGCGGAATTTCCCGCATTCTGGATTTCACACGTGTCACCACTGCGCCGCTGTCGAAATATGCTTCGTTCGGCGATGAGCATGCCGAATCGTTCGTACCCGTCGACGTGGCGATCGAGATCGACCGCGCGGCGAAGTCTCCCGTCATCGTCAAGGAAATGGCGGCGCTGCTCGGCTATGAGCTGGTGCCGGTCGGTGGCGGTGCGACGGCGGCAGAGCGCCCGGCGCTGACCGAAATCGATGCGCATATCGTGCTCTCGGAAGCCTTGGACGTTTCCCGCGCCATCCTCGACGCGCTGGAAGATGGCCGGATCGATGCGCATGAGCGGAAGCATATCGGCAAGGAAGCGCGGGAATCCATGCGCGCCCTGCAAGGTATCCTCGACAGGATCGGGGTGCGGCCATGAACCAGACACGGCCTCTTAAATATCTGGTCTGTGACGACGCCGGCTCCTCGATGGGCTGGCGCCATGCCGGCGGCCGCTATGGCTGCGACCGTTCGCGCCGGATTCTTGCGCGGTTCCCGGATCGCGCCGACAGGATCGCTCGCGCCACCATCGAAGGCGGCTCTCGCCCGCGCGCCGAAAAGGCGGTGCACCATGGCTAAAAAGAAGGCCGATTACGATCCATGGAACGCGGAACCGGTCGCTCCGAAGGATGAAACGACGGTTCATGTCGAGTCGCCGGATGGTTCATCGACGCCGGAAATGACGGTCACCGAGTTCGCGACCGCGGCTGAAAACGTCGCCGGGCGCATGCGTGGTCCGGCGAAAAGCAAGGTTGAGAAAGCCGAAGAGCGAACCGCGAACACGATCGCCGCCGGACAGTTGCGCTCCCTTATCGAGCGGATCGAACGGCTGGAGGAGGAAAGGAAGGCAATCGCGGACGATATCAAGGAAGTCTATGCCGAGGCCAAGGGCACCGGCTTCGACCCGAAGACGATCCGCGCGATTATCCGCCTCCGCAAAAAAGAAGATCACGAGCGCCAGGAAGAGGAAGCGATGCTTCACCTCTACATGGATGCGCTCGGGATGCGGTGAGGGCGCGGCCATGTCTCATTCCGCCCTTGTCGACGAATGGATTGCAACGAACGGTGCGCCGCCGAAATTCGAGCCGGGCGCCAGCGCAAGCTTTGACAGCCATGCGTCATATCTCGCCACCTTCGGTATCCAGTTGCGCCGCATGGGATGGCGCATGCAGCTTTCGCAGAATAGCGGCCCGTGGCGCAATGTATCGCTCGGGGCTGTGTTGCGGCTTGTGAACACGTTTCGGGAGATCGAAGGCCGCGAGCCGATCCGGGCGGTGCGCCGATGATGAAATTCGTCCGCGACAACCGCGATCTCGTTATCCCGATCGTCATCGCCGTTCTGTTGTCCTTGTTGATGGCCGCGCCCTTCGCCGCCGCCATCTGGCTCGCGGGGTAGGGCCATGAGCAATTATCCCGCGCACCCGCTTGCCGACCTGTTTCCGATGATGCCGGAGGAAGATCGCCGGTTGCTGGCTGACGATATAGTCACCTTCGGCCAGCGCGAACCGATATGGCTTCTCGACGGCATGGTGCTCGACGGCCGCAATCGCCAGTGGGCCTGCGCGTTCGCCCAGGTCGATCCGGCATATCAGGAATATGTCGGTGACGATCCGCTCAACTTCGTCCTGTCGAAAAATCTGCACCGTCGTCATCTGACCGAAAGTCAGCGCGCACTTGTAGCGGCCTCGATCGTCGATTGGGAGAGGGGCGTCAATCAAAGTACTGCCGGGTCTGCAAATTTGCAGACCCGACGCGCTGCTGAAAAACTGTCGATTTCGGAACGGGCCGTTGAATCCGCCAAGCGCATTCACGAACGGGGCGCGCCGGAACTGATCGATGCCATCCGGGCCGGAAAGGTATCGATTCATGCCGGCGAGGCGCTTTCGGAATTGCAGCATGCCGAGCAGGCGAAGGTGGTTCGCGAGGAAAAGAAGGCCATTGTTGCCAAGGCAAAGGAAATCCGCGCCGAACAGCAAAAGGTCAGACATGCCGTGCGGCTCACCACCATGGCGATGGTAGCCGAACACGGCAGGAAGACTGCGCCCGGCAAGGTCGAACGGCTTTATCCGGTCATATATGCCGATCCGCCGTGGAAATTCGGTGTGTACTCGGAAGAAACAGGCCGGGAAAAGAGCGCGGAAAACCATTATCCGACAATGGAAACGGCGGCGATCTGCGGTCTGCTGGCTGAAATTGGCTCTCCGTTCACGTCTGACGCCGTGCTGTTTTTATGGGCTACGAATCCGATGCTGCCGGACGCGCTGCGCGTCATGCAGGCATGGGGCTTTTCCTATGTCCATCACTGGATATGGGACAAAGAGGTCGCGGGCACAGGCTATTGGGGTCGGGACCGGCATGAATTGCTGCTGATCGGCAAGCGCGGCAGTCCGCCCGCGCCCTTGCCCGGCACTCAGCCCGAAACCGTGCACCGCGAGCGCAAGGGGCGGCACTCGGCCAAGCCTGCATATTTCGCTGAGCAGATCGAACGGCTCTATCCCGACGTGCCGAAGCTGGAACTGTTCTGCCGAGTCCCGCGTCTCGGATGGGATGCGTGGGGCTATGAAGCGAAAGGCGGTGATTGATGCCGGCTTATCGTTCTGCCGCTGAGGGTGAAGTTCGTGATGCTGTTGTGGCATTTTTGCGTCAACAGCGCCCGAGTGCGCGCATTATCCACGAAATCAACGCGTCGTTCGGAGGCAACCGCATCGACCTGTTGGCGGTCGACCATGCGGAAGTCATCGCCGTTGAGATCAAGTCGGAGAAAGACAAGCTCGATCGTCTCGACAGCCAGATGGCGGCGATGCGCCGTGTTGCTCACCACGCGCTTGCAGTCCTGCATGAGAAATTCCTTGTTGAATGCCCGACCAATGAACACGCGGCACACTTCGAGAGAAACGGACAATTCTATCTCTATGACCGGCCGGAGGGATATCGGTACGACAACAGCATCTGGATTTATCCGCAAAAACGGCGTGCGTTGAATGCCGGATATGATTCCCTTGCGAAATGGCCGAGCCTCGATGTGCCGCTGTGTCAGCCATTACCCGGCACGGCTCTTGAAATCCTTTGGCACGATGAATTGCGGTTGCTCTGTAACCAGCTTGGCATAGCCGTAGGAAAGCGTCCGACAAACACCGGTATGACAAGAGCGCTGCGCTGGAACGCCAGCGGCCGAGATCTGACGCGCGGTATATGCTCAATGTTGCGCCGCCGGGAATGTATCGAGGCGGACAATCCTATCCATGACGAAGCGAGGGCCGCAGAATGACCAAGCCGGTTTTCTCGCCCGCCATGCTGCGCCTTTTCCTGATGGGGCACGCGGAAAGGTTCGCGCTGGAGCATGACGACATGCCGCGCGAAAAGGCCTTGCGAGCCTTTCGTTCTTATGTCCGCCACACCGCCGGCGTCACGGCTGCGATCATCGATCAGGCATTCGCAGGGCGTCTTTGTAACGCCAGCGCCCGCGTGCGCCTCTGGGGCTTTCTCGGCCTGATCCCGGCCGATCTCGGCGTGATGCTTCTCGACAATGGAAAACAGGAGGCTGCAAATTGAGCGGGCTTCAGAAAAGTCACGATCCATCGCGTGCCGACTATGATTGGCGCATGTTCTCAGGCTTCCTGCGCGGACGCCTGCGGGCGGACGGGCGCGGTTATCGCGCTCTGGCTGCGGTGATCGGCGTTACCGCGACAGATCTTTCGCGGGCGGCGAGCGGCAAGGAATTGTCGGTCGGCAAGGTGCTTGCGATCTGCGATTGGCTCGATGTCGCGGTGCGCATCTTCTATTTGCCTCCGCAAAAAGATGCGGGAAATTCAGCTTGTTGCAGTGAGTCATTCGTGAAACACGATACGGGCGAGGCGGCGGAATGATGCCTCCTGCGCTTCCCGTTTTTCGTGCTGAGGCTTCTTCACCGCCGCGCATGATATACCTCTCCGGACCAATGACCGGATTGCCGGACTATAACTACCCTGCATTCCACGTTGCCGCAGATTACCTGCGGTCGGCAGGCCATGCGGTTTTCAATCCTGCCGAGTGGTGGCGTGGTCCTGTCGATGAATTTCCGGTCCGCCGCGCCTTCGCGCGCTATGCGCAATTCATATGCCTCGAAGCCGATGCCGTCGTCATGCTGCCGGGATGGAAGAATTCCAAAGGGGCATGCGCGGAACTCCTGCTCGCGATCAATTGCGGCCTCGGCGTTTATGAGATGGAGGGTGAGCCATGACCTCCGAAGCGGCCGAACTGCGCAGCATTCGAACAAAGTTTCAGGCGCTCGGCGGCGCGCAATGGCTGCTGTCCAGCGATGCTGGCGGCATGTTTGTCGAGGTTAAGACTGGCGGCGGCGAATTGAATGAGGTTGCACGTTTCCATCCCGGCGCGATGCCGGAGGAAATAGATTTCTTCGCCAGCGCGCCCGCCATGGTCGGCTTTCTCCTTCACCTTGTCGATCGCGCTATCGCATCCGCCCGCAAGGATCGCCAGCCGCAGGGGCAGGGCAGAGCCAAGGATTTCGCGGCCGAAGCCGCCATGAAATGCGATGACGCGGCGTTCAAGGTCTATCTCGAAGCGAGGCACGGTCTGGAACGCCCGCTGACCGCCGATCGCGTGGCGCACAAGCTTCGCGCTTTGCTCGGCGTGTCATCCAGAAAAGAACTCAACAACAATGCCATAGCGGCGGAACGGTGGCGCTCGCTGCGCGCCGATTTCGACGGATGGAGAAGGGCGGGGCGATGATTGAGCCGATTATTATAGATTCCTTCGCCGGCGGCGGCGGCGCTTCGACCGGCATCGAAATAGCGCTTGGCCGGTCGCCCGATATCGCCATCAACCACAACCCGGCTGCGCTGGCCTTGCATGCGGCCAACCATCCCCAAACGCTGCATATTTCCGAAAACGTCTATCGGATCGACCCGCTCGACTATCTGCGCGGTGCCCATGTCGGGCTGGCGTGGTTTTCGCCGGACTGCAAGCATTTCTCCAAGGCCAAGGGTGGCAAGCCCGTGGAGCGCAATATCCGCGACCTCGCGTGGATCATTCCGGGCTGGATCGAGCGCATCCAGAAAAGCGGCGGCAGGGTTGATGTCGCCATTCTCGAAAACGTCGAGGAATTTCAGGATTACGGGCCGCTGATCGAGACCCCGCGCGGGCTGATGCCCGATCCGGAGCGGAAAGGCGAATATTTCCGCAAGTGGTGCCGCAAGATCAGGGCGCTTGGCGGGCGCATTCAATGGCGCGAACTGCGCGCCTGCGATTATGGCGCGCCGACCATCCGCAAGCGGTTCTTCGCGGTCATCCGTTTCGACGGCCTGCCGATCGTCTGGCCGGAGCCGACGCATGGCACGCCGGCCGATCCCGACGTGATCGCGGGTCGCAAGCTGCCATGGCGCACTGCGGCGGAAATCATCGACTGGTCGCTGCACTGCCCCTCCATCTTCGGCACGGCGGCGGATATCTGGGAATGGTACGGCGTCCGTTCCGTGCGCCCGCTGGCGGATAATACCATGGCGCGCGTCGCGCGCGGCATGAAGCGTTATGTGCTCGATGCCGACCGCCCCTTCTTGGTCAACCTCACCCATGGCGGGCGCGTAGAGCCTGCCGATGAGCCATTCAAGACCGTGACCGGGGCGCACCGAGGCGAAAAAGCCGTGGTGTCGCCGCATCTGGCGTCCGTGGCGCACGGCGACAGCGGCGGCCGGCGGGAATATCCGCTCGACGAGCCACACGGCGTCGTCACCGCGGGCGGCATATCCCATGCCCTGATCGCGCCCCACGTCATGACGATGCGGAATGCGGGCAAGCCCTTCAATGGGGCGGATGAGCCGACGCATACGGTCACGGCTGGCGGTGCCGGCCTTTCGCTTGTCGCGCCTGCGCTCGTGCAAATCGGCTACGGGGAGCGAGAAGGACAGGCGCCGCGCGTGCTCGATATAGATAAGCCGCTTGGTACTGTCGTTGCAGGCGGGATAAAGCATGCGCTGGCCTCGGCCTTCGTTGAGCGCCAGTTCGGCACGGCGACGGGTCACGGCATGGACGATCCGGCCCGATCCGTCATGTCGGACGGTGGCGGCGGCAAGTCCCAGCTCATCTCCGCCTTTGTCGCCCAGCACAATAATGACGGTCGCCGCGAAGGTGGCGTCAATCCGGGTCGGGCGGCGGACAAACCGCTTTCGACCGTCACGCGAACCGGTAGTCAGCAGAGCGTCGTCGCGCCGTATTTGCAAGCCTATTACGGCACGGGCGACGGTGGCGAGGAAGATGCGCCGGTGCGCACCGTGACCACGAAAGACCGGCACGGCCATGTCGAGGCTACGCTCGATGTGCCGCCGTTCACACCTGCGCATGCTGACCGGGCGCGGCAGGTCGCCGCCTTCCTGCGGTCCTATGGATTCTGGGATGACCGCGAGTTTGTGACGATCTCCGCTGGCGGGGTCACCTATGTGATCGTCGATATCGGCATGCGCATGCTCGCACCGCGCGAACTCTACCTCGCGCAGGGTTTCCCGGAAAATTATGAGATCGAGCGCGGCATCGACGGCACGGTTTTCTCGAAATCCGTGCAGGTCTCATGCTGCGGCAACAGCGTGTGCCCGCCTGTCGCCGCCGCGCTCGTCGCCGCCAATTGCGGCCATCTAGCGATTCAAAGGGAGGCCGCAGAATAATGGCAACCTCTATCAATTTTCCGGGTTCCAATATGACGCTGATGCCTCCGGGCGGAGCCGAGAACATAGATCCCTTGCACACTTTTACGAATGGGGTCTGCTCGGTTTCATGCTGGCAGCTTTCTGCTGAAGAGATAGCAGAGGTCGCGCGCACGGGTCGCATCTTTCTGACTGTCCTGTCGGGTCGGACGCAACCACCTGTGTTCATCGGCAGCGAAGAGGCCGTCCGCTCGGTTGTCGTCGACTTCGGCGATGTCTGGGTGCGGGGGAAAGGCGGCGCGTCGTGAGCATTGCCATCATGTCCCGCATTTTCAGAAAACAGCTTGGTTCGTCCAGCAGGAAGATGCTGGCCGTGCGCCTCGCTGATTTTGCCGACGACAACGGGTGCGGTATCTGGCCGTCCGTGGGCCGTCTTGCCCGCGAGACAGACCTTTCAGAGCGCACGGTGCAGCGCCTTCTGCGCGAATTCGTGGATGACGGCCTGCTTATTGTCGTCGCGGAAGCCAGCGGTCGCCCCGGTGAGGCCACGCGCTATGATTTCGATATGATGGCTCTCGGCAATCTTCGGGATGCTGATGCGCCCGCAGACGGGTGTCATGGTGTCACGGGTGACACGGTGTCACCCGTGACACCGGCAACAGAGACGGGTGACATTGACGACAGAGACGGGTGTCATGGTGTCACCCGAACCGTAATAGAACCATCATATAAACCATCAGGGGAGAGAGCGCGCGAGAGCGAGGACGGAAAGGAAAACCGCAAAGCCGTCGAGCGAGCATTCAAGCGAGCCTTCCACCAGTGGCCCACTGCCATCAGCGACAGCGAGCCGGAAGCGTTCCGCGCATGGACCAACCTTTCTTCCGAAGAACGCCAAGCCGCGTTCGACGAAGCGCAGCGGTACATCGAGGCTGCGAGTGCGACTGGTCGCACGAAGGTGTGTTCACATGCGGTCTATCTGCGCGAAAAGCGATGGGAGAAGCTGCCTGCGAAAGTGGAGGCCACCGAAAATGCCCCTGCGCAGGCCGCGCCCTTTGGCAAGCTTTGGGGCGCTCGCGTCTATTCCCTCCTGCTGTGCGGCCCGACGAATACGCCATCGCTGACGCCGATTGAAGTCGGGATGGTGGAAACCGGGCGGTTCAGTGCGCAGCATATCCTGCGTGAAAAACAGGCAAAGATAGGCTTCCCTGCGGTCAACGAAATCTTTGACCGGGCCGAAGGGAGACGTGGTGTCTTAGTGCCTCCGGCTGTGCTCTCCCTTCGGGATTTGTTTGTCCCGGTGAAGGTGGGTGGCGATCTCTGGAAAGAGTGGGAGCGGTTACATAGGGAACGCGGTTGGCCGTGGTTTCCCGATCCGGGACGGCTGGAATACGTACATTTGCCTGCCTGCGGACCGGACGGACTCAGGGATTTCGAAGCTGCTTTGAGAGGGTTGGATAATGATGGCGATCGATAGACAGCAGGTGGATGACGCGGAAGAGATCGACCTGTCGCGGTGCTATGCAAAGCTGGATCGCCTATTGGATGAGCGCGCTCGCCGTCGCCGGGAAGTCGAGGCGGCAGCGAACCGTGCTGCGCCTGATTCGCCCTGGTTGGCGCTGAAGGTGGCGACAGGGCGGGAAATCCGTGTCCGGGATGCGATGGACGCTGTCGGTGTGGAAGCGCTTGTCCCCACAAGAATGGGACCAGAATTGCGGCGCCGTGGTCGATTGATGGTTGCTCAAAAGCTGCCCGTGATCATCGGTTACGTGCTTGCTCGATGCGATGTGAAGCCTCTGGCGATTGCCGGGTTGATGGGCTTCGAAGATGTGATATCGCTGCTCGGCGGGTGCGAAAGGCCGTACCTGATTACGGATGAGAATATCAGTAAATTCAACAGGAAAGCAGAAGAAGGTCAATACGACTATGAGCGTCCGCAATCCCTGTTTCGCATCGGCATGAGGGTGACCGTTCGCGAGGGGATATTCGTCGGCGCATCGGGCAGGATTGTGTCGTGCCGAAAGGATGGCAAGGGCGATGCCGTGGTCGAGATGCGCTTTCTCGGCGGTGACGTTCCTGCGCTGATCCCTCTTGCAATTCTCGATCCGATGTGAGCGATATATCCACGACGGATGTTTCGATGATCCCGTAGTGAGCCTCTGAGAACGCCTAGCCAGCGGGGACAATGTCCCGAGGTCGGTACACCGGTCGAACTCCAGCCCTGAACCGCTTCTTGCGGCACATCGATTCAGGGTCCGTGCGTAAGCCATGTCCAGAATTCAGAAACAGAGATGAGCGCCGCAAGGCGCTCTTTCCATATGGGTATTGGTTAGATGGGGCGCCTGTCATCACCGAGGCCGCGCTTGTCGCCGCTGTCGCCACGATTGCAGGTCGAGCAACCGCAACGGGATGAACGGGCGCGGGATGCGTCGGCACCGTGGCGAAAGTGGTACAAGCTGGAACGTTGGCGCAAGCTGCGCTGGAAGATACTGACGCGCGACCTGTTCACATGCCAGATGCCTGGATGCGGGCGAATAGAGGCCGACACTTCCAAGCTGGTCTGCGATCATGTCGAGCCGCACCGTGGTGATGAACGCAAGTTCTGGGATGAACGCAACCTGCGCTGCATCTGCAAGCCCTGCCACGATACCGTCAAGCAAAAGGAAGAGCAGGCGAGCCTGCATCAACGCGGCGTCTGGTATTGAGGCGCGCCGCCAGCGGTCAGTTGTGAAACATCGACCGTGAAACATTCGCCTCCTTCAATGTGTGATAAAAATGTCACCATCGAAAAGGTGTGACCGAACCGCAACACCCGAGAGGGGGGGCGGTTGAAAGTCTGGCCCCCTTCGACCTTCCCGACCCGCGCCCCTCTCACGCACAGGTTTTTTTTCGATGTCGGAGTATTTCGATCTCCTTGGCGACCCTATTCCGGAGAACTTTGGTAGGCGCGGTCGGCCTCAGCACATCCCGACCGAAAAAAACCGGAACAAAATCATGCTGTTGCTGGCGATGGGGTGGAGCAACGAACGGATTGCACGGTCTCTTTCGATTACGCCGCCGACTTTGCGGAAGTTTTATTTTCGCGAGTTGAAGTTTCGTGAGGAAGCCCGTGACCGCGTGGATGCAGCGCTGTTGGCGCGGTGCTGGGAGCAGGTCGAAAAGGGCAATGTCGGCGCCATGCGCGAATTCGGCAAGTTGGTCGAACGTAACGATCTGATGCTCTACGGCCAGACCATAAAGCCGCAATCGGCGGCGAAGCCGGCGAAAGAGCCGAAGCTCGGGAAAAAGGAAACGGCTCTGATCGAGGCCAGCCAGCCCGACAAAGGCTCTACCCTCGGACGCCTGATCGCGCAGCGTCAGGGGCATATGAACTGACATGTGGGATTTATCCTGCCCGGACTGGGAGGACCGCATCGTCGCGGGGCAGTCTCTCATTCCGGACTTACCCTTGATCGGTGCTGAGGCCGAAATGGGTCTGGCACTGTTCGACGAACTGCAATTGCCCGACGTTCCCGGCGCGCCGCGCATGGCGGAGGCCTGCGGGGAATGGTTTCGCGACATTGTCCGTGTTGCATTCGGTTCCTGGGATCCAGCGGCCCAGATCAGATATATCCGCGATATTCTCGCAATGCTGCCGAAGGGACAGTCCAAGACAACCTATTCCGCGGGCCTGATGCTCACGGCCATGATGATGAACAAGCGGCCGAACGCGGAGGCGCTTTTCGTCGGGCCGACGCAGCTAATCGCTGACAACGCCTACGAGAAGGCGGTCGGCATGATCGATCTTTCCCGTGACCTGAAACGCCGCTTCCGACCGCGCGACCACAAGAAAACGATTGAGGACCTTTCGAACGGCACGGCACTGCGGGTCAAGACATTCGATGTGAACATTCTTACCGGCTCGATCCTGATCATGGCACTGGTCGACGAATTGCACTTGTTGGGCAGAAACGTCCATACCACGAAAGTGATGCGCCAGATCCGGGGCGGCTTGGAGAAAACACCGGAAGGCCTGTTGATCATCACCACGACGCAGAGCGATGAAGCGCCGGCAGGTGCATTCAAGGATGAACTGAAGCTGGCGCGCCGCATTCGCGACGGCGATATGAAGGGCAAGATCATCCGCCCGATGCTGCCGGTCCTTTATGAGTTTCCGAAGGACATCGCCTCGGATCGTCAGAAATGGCAGGATCCTGAAAATTGGAGCATCGTCATGCCGAACCTCGGCAGATCGGTGCACCTGCAAAGCCTCACCGCCGACTGGAATTCTGAGCGTGACAAGGGCGATCACGCCGTCAAGATATGGGCATCGCAGCATCTCAACATTGAGATCGGCGTCGGCATATCCGACGACGGCTGGCGTGGGGCGGATTATTGGGAGGATCGTGCTGATCCGACGCTGACGCTCGACGAACTGATGAGGCGCTCAGAAGTGACCGTCATGGGGACGGACGGCGGCGGCCTCGATGATCTTTTTGGCGTGTGCGTGATAGGCCGCGAAAAGGTGACGCGGCGCTGGCTGGTATGGTGCCATGCTTTTGCGCATCCCAAGGTGCTCGAAGTCCGCAAGGATATCGCATCGACGCTGAAGGGTTTCGAGGAAGAGGGGAGCCTGACCTTTTGCGAGGTCTCGGAATATGTGGCCCGTATCGCTGACATTGCCCGCTGTCTACGCGATGCGGGATTGTTGCCGGATAAGGATGCGATCGGCTCGGACCCGAACAACATAGCCGCTTTCGTCGACGCACTCGCCCAGGTCGATATCACTGATGAGATGTTCCGGCGTTTGAGACAGGGAACGGCGCTTTCTCCAGCAATATGGGGGCTGGAGCACAAACTCAGCGATGACACGCTCAGCCATGACGGCAGCGCCCTCATGAACTGGTGTGTGGGTAATGTGAAAATTGAGGTTCGGGACAACGGCAACCTGGCAACGAAACAAGCCGCCGGCCGCGCCAAGATCGATCCCTTCATCGCCATGCTCTGCGCCGCGATCCTGATGAGCTGGAATCCGGAAGCCAAGGGCCTGTCCATTTACGAAACTCGCGGGATTTTGGTTGTCTGATGAGCCTTTTCAGCATTTTCCGCCGTAATCCACCGCAGGTTTCCACGCCACAGGTGCACGCCCAAGCTGAATCCGCGATGTTTTTCGGCTTTGACGATCCGCGTTTCAAGGAATGGATGCGGAACGGCGGGGGAGATGGCCCGGCGAGCATCACCGTAGCCGAGGCGATGCGCAATCCTGCTGTCTTCCGCTGTGTCTCATTGATCACCTATACCATCGGCATGTTGCCGGTGCATGTCATCGATGCCGAGACGAAAGAGAAGGCTCGTGAGAACCCGCTGTTTTCGCTTCTCCATTCTTCGCCGAACAATTGGCAGACGGCTTTCAATTTCCGCCAGTATATGCAGCGGAATGCTCTGGTGCACGGCAATGCATATGCTCTGGTAGTCAGGTCTGTCGGCCGCGTTATCGGTCTTGTGCCGCTCGACCCGACCTGCGTGATGGTGAGACAGAACCCGGACTGGAGCGTCGAATATCGCTATACGCCGAAGTCCGGCGATGTCCGGGTCATCGGGCCGCAGGATATGCTGCATGTCTATGCCGACAGCTCGGACGGTATTTGCGGTACATCGATCGTGAGGGCGGCGGCGAAGGCCATTGAACTGGCGCGGGAGATGGAGGCGGCACAAACCAACTTCTTCCGCAACGGGATGCTGATCGGGGGCATGCTTACCCATCCGGAAAAACTCTCGCCCGAAGCCTATGCGCGCCTCAAGGCATCGATGAAAGAGCAATATAGCGGCACGAAGAACGCCGGAAAATGGCCGATCCTTGAAGAAGGCATGACTCCGCATCAGTTCACCAGCACCGCAAAGGACAGCCAGCAGGTAGAAAGCCGGAAATTGCAGACCGAGGAAATCGGCCGCGCGTTCGGCGTGCCGCGTCCGTTTCTCGGCCTCGATGATACGAGCTGGGGATCGGGTGTCGACGTTCTGGGGCAGATACTTGTCCGCTACGGCCTCAATCCGTGGTTCACCGCATGGGAGCAGGCCATCAAGCGGTCTTGCATGACGGAAGAAGAGCGATCCCGTCTCGACGTGAAGTTCAATGCCGGCGCATTGCTGCGCGGCTCCATGAAGGATCAGGCCGAATTCTTCGCCAAGGCGCTTGGCTCCGGCGGCCACCAGCCATGGATGACCTATGGCGAGGTTCGCGAAACATCCGACCTGCCCGAAAAAGAGATCGCGCCCAATCCTCTGGCGCAGAAAGGGAGCGACAATGAGCCTGAAAAAACTGCCTGAGATCAGGGCGGAGCGCCTTCCGACGATCTGCGCATTCGAGCCGGATATCGAGGCTATCGAGCGCTGGAATGTTGGCGTGCAGGCGGCTCAAACCGGGGAGAACACCATTTCTATCCTCGATGTGATCGGGGAGGATTTCTGGTCTGGCGGCGGCGTCACGTCGAAGCGCATTTCTGCCGCGCTGCGTTCGATCGGCAATGCCGACGTGTCCGTGGATGTCAATTCGCCCGGTGGCGATTTCTTCGAGGGCGTCGCCATATACAATCTTCTGCGGGCGCATCCCGCCAAGGTGACCGTGCGAATTCTCGGCATGGCCGCCTCGGCAGCATCCGTTATCGCCATGGCTGGTGATGAAATCCAGATCGGCAAGGCCGGATTCATGATGGTCCACAATGCCTGGGTTGTCGCCATGGGCAATCGTCACGATCTCGCCGAAGCGGCGAAGACCATGGAGCCGTTCGATGACGCCATGGCGACCGTCTATTCCGAACGCGCGGGCGTCGAGAAAACCAAGGCAGTCGAGTGGATGGACGCCGAAACGTGGTTCAACGGCGAGCAGGCGATAGGGGCAGGCCTCGCGGATGCTTATCTCGCCGCCGATCAAATCACGCAAGACAAAACGAAGGCCGAGACGGGGCATTCGATCAATGCGGTACGCCGCGTCGATGCTCTTTTGGCAAAAACCGGAATTTCCCGAACGGAACGCCGTGCGCTTCTGTCGGGGGTAAAGGACGGCATGCAGAACGCTGCCGGCCACGTTACGCAGGACGCTGACGACGACATTTTGGCCGCGATGGCGCGGCTTAGCGCAACCTTAAAATCCTGACACAAGGAAGTTTGTCATGAAAATCATGTCTTTCGCCGTCGCCGTTCTGGCCGCGGTTCTCCTCGGCGCGTGCGCATCCTACGCTGGCGTGCTCGACCCGCATATGTTTTCCCACGCGGCATCCTCGCACGCGGTCATGGCGATGGGTGTTCTTGTTCCCGCCAGCCCCAGAATTCGCGGCATCACTTCTGTTCGTGCCGAAGGTCTGGACATCAAGGCCATGATCGAGACCGTTAATCGCGGTTTCGAGGAGTTTAAGGCCGAGCACACCAAGGAGATTTCCGACCTCAAGGCCGGTATGACCGATGTGGTGCGCAGCGAGAAGATCGACCGTATCAATGAGGACCTCGGCAAGCTGACCGCCGCCATCGATGAAGTGAACGTCAAGATGGCCGCCGGAATGGTTCCGGCAAAGGACGGCGACAATGATGCGCCGGAGATGAAGGCGTACAAGGCTGATTTCGACGGATGGGTACGCACCGGCGAGGGCGAGGGCAAGATTCGATCCGCAAACAAGACGGGCGTTATGGCCTCGATGTCGGTCGGTTCCGATCCGGATGGCGGTTTCACCGCGCCGGTGGAATGGGACCGACAGATCACGGACAAGCTTGCCACTGTCTCTCCGATGCGTCGTTATGCGTCCGTGCAGAACGTGCGCGGCGCGGGGTTCAAGCACCTTTATAATCTGCACGGCGCCGGCTCCGGTTGGGTTGGCGAGACGGATGCGCGGCCGGAAACCAATACTCCGCAGTTCGCCGAGTACAGCTTCAAGTTCGGTGAACTCTATGCGAATCCCGGCGTTACCCAGACCATTCTGGAGGACAGCGAGATCGATATTGCTGCCTATCTTGCGGGCGAAGTCGATCTGGAGTTCGGCCAGCAGGAAGGGGTTGCATTCCTCAATGGAGACGGCGTGAACAAGCCGAAAGGCATTCTCCGGTTCGATGCTGCAACCGAAACGGCGCTGCCTGCCGCCGAACGGCATCCGCTCGGACCCGTTCTGGAGGTCAATTCCGGGGCTGCCGCCGGACTGACTCCCGATGGTCTGATCGACCTGATCTATGATCTTCCCTCGGAACGCATCACGCCAACGTCGGCTTTCTATGCCAACCGCAAGACCCATGCGGCTATTCGGAAAATGAAGGATGGTCAGGACAATTATCTGTGGCAGCCGCCTTTTCAGGCGGGCGAACCGGCGCAGGTGCTGGGCTATGCGGCCCGCGATCTTTCCGGCATGCCGGACATCGCCGCCAATACGATTCCCGTGATCTTCGGAGACATGGCCATGGGCTACCGGATATTCGATCGCATCGGTGTACAGGTCCTTCGGGATCCCTACACGAAGAAACCCTACGTTCTGTTCTACACGCGCAAGCGTGTCGGCGGCGGCCTCTGGAATCCGGAGTTCCTTCGCTACCAGCGTGTCGCGGCTGCATAAGCCGGCAGGGTGCAATAACCGGGCGGCAGATGCCGCCCGACAAATTCGAATGGAGATAGACATGAAATTCATCAAGCCTTTCAAGGGCGCTACTGGCGGCGATCCCTATCCGAAGGAATTTGCCATTGGTGAGGATTGTCCTGATGATTTGATCGCCGCGGCGAAGGCGAACGGCGCCGTCAAGGACGCTGGCCAGAAGGCCGACGGCAAAGCCGGCGATGACGGCGACAAGGAATCCTGATCCGTGAACCCCGTTCGTGTTGCAGGCCCGTCAACTTCTCCGGTTACTCTTGCGGAGATGAAAGCGGCGGCGCGCGTCGATTTTGGTGATGATGACCTCATCATGCAATCTTATCTCGATGCTGCCGTCGACCATCTTGACGGATGGTCGGGCATCCTCGGTCGGGCGATCATCGATCAGGATTGGCGTATCGATCTCGCGCAGTGGCCATCTTGCGCTATTGCATTGCCATTCGGGGATGTTTCCGCTGCTGTCGTGAAATATCTCGATCCGGACGGTATCGAGCAAGACTTGCAGCCGGATACATATGAACTATCCGAAACCGCAACGGGATCTGTGTTGAGGTTTCGTCGCAGCTTTCATCGCCCTCCGCTGGCGGATGATCGATCCGGCGCCATACGGGTTACCTTCACAACCGGGTATGGTCCCGATGCGGCTGACGTTCCACCATCGATCAAGGTCGCGATCCTTCTTCTCGCCTGCCACTGGTACGAAAACCGCGAAACCGTCGGCAGTCAGGACATGCGCAAGCTGCCATTCACCGTTGATGCGCTCATCACGCCGCACAGAAGGGTTCTGTTCTGATGGTAGACAGGAACGGTGCAGGCCAACTTATTCACCGGGTAGCTCTCGACATGCGCCCCGAAACCTCCGATGACGGTCTCGGCAATTATGAGGGCGAGTGGGCCGAGCAGTTCCAGTGCCGTGCTGCTTTCATCCACCTTCGCGGCGGTGAAACTGTCATGGCCGGCAGGCTGTCGGGCCGTCATACCCAAATCATCCGCGTCCGGGTCTCCAGCAATACCCGCCAGATCACCACCGATTGGCGGTTGCGTGACGTGCGCCGGAGTATCGATTTCAACATTCGTGACATCGAATTG